CAGTTAATCCTGATCACAGATTCATAAGTTACTCTGCCTGGATGAAATACATTAAAAACAGAAATAATCAAACCTTAACCAAAACAATTAAAAACTATGACAAAACACGAAACACAAATCAAAATTAATGAGTTAATCACACTACTTAACACATTAGATGTCGAAGGTATTACAGCTAAAATCTTCGTACCAAATGATAACATTCTGAAGCTATTAGCCACAGATTACAATGTTAAAGTATACGAACCACATGAAATGTTCGGCAATGAAGAGAGAATGTTCTACTTCAGTAAGGATAAAGTAACTATCAATGTTAAGAGCCAAATGAAGTACAGAAAAGAAACCCATCTAATTGAATACTAATGAGAGAGATAAACTACGGAAAAGTACTGGAGAAATCCATTAAGAAGAAAGGCATCAGTAAGAAAGCAATCTCAATGATGCTCAACATTAGCAGAAGTACATTGTATTCGAGGTTAAAGGATGGTGAGTTTACATTCTGTCAAATGATGACTTTAAGAGAGGAGAATCTAATATGAGTTATGATGACTGGAAGTTAGATACCCCTGCCGAGAATGATACAAAATGTCATGAATGCGGAAAAGAATGTTCACAATGGGATTTACACATATTAATGATAAACCTAAGAGCGATTGATGTATGCGGAGATTGCTTAGATAAACTAACGATAAATGACTAAAATAACACAAGCAAATTCACAGCAACAGGTCTACGATTGCTATCTTAAAGGCATGACACCTGAGACAACAGCAAAGCATCTGAAGTTATCGTATAAGTATGTAAAGAATAAATATGAGGACTTTACCATTCATTCAGCTACTCTCAGAGGTAACGATAAGAAAGAACGGATTGCTCAGATTAATGCAATCGAAAGAGAACTGTTCAGTATCATGGAGATGAATCCGAAAGACAGCAGAATTGACCATTACACACAAATCTATAAAACTTATCAAGTATGAAGAAAGACCTCCAGTGGTTACTATTAGTAATCTTAATTACCATGATCTATGCAGGAAGTTACATCAACAAAAGCAAAGAATCAGAACAACAGATCAAAGCAGTAAAGATTGAGTATGTATTGAAGTATCAGCAGTATTGCGATTCAGTTACCATCTTCTGTATTAACGAATATGATATAGCAGGAAGATGCAAGAAATGATCGCAGAACTAAAGGAGATACAAAAGACATTCCCGAATGCTCACATCCGGTATAATGCTGAAACAGATACACACTTTATCTGCTATTTTAGTGTAAAATATTACAGTTCTTTATTAATAAATTAATTACATTTACAAAAAACAAAAACTATGGAAAAACAACTAACACACTGGAAAAAATTACAGAATCCTTTATATTTAGGATCGTATGACTTTCAACCTGGCGAGGAACGTATCGTAACAGTTAAAGATGTCAAACGAGAAATGGTCAAAGGTCAGGAAGGAACTGAAGAACATACCATCGTTCACTTTACTGAAGGTTACAAACCGATGATCATGAATGCTACAAACAGTAAAATGCTGACTAATCTTAGCGGATCTCCTTATGTAGAGAAATGGATTGGAACATCATTCAAGTTAGTGGTGATTAAGATCAAAGCATTCGGAGAGTTCATTGATGCATTGCGTATCAAATCTGAGAAAGTAGTTAAGACATTACCTGATCTGATCTTAGACAGTCCTAACTTTATTAAAGTAAAGGATGCAATCACTTCGGGCAAAGCTACAATTGAGCAGGTAGAAACCAAATATAAATTAAGTAAGGAGGTTAGAGATGCGATTATTTAAGATAAGATGCTCAGCAATTGGACAAATTATGTCCAATGCTAAGGTTAAAGGAGAATTATCAGCAGGATGTAAAACTTACTTAGAGAACTGGTATGCCAATGATAATGAAGAAATCCATTCTAAATACTTCGATAAGGGCAACATGGTAGAGATTGAATGTATTGACTTAATGGCATCTGTCTTAGACAAAGGATTAGCATTTAAGAACGATGAACAAAAGGAAGATGAATACTTTACTGGTACTTGCGATGTGCAGTTAGATGATACCATTGTAGATGTTAAGTCGGTATGGGGAAGGAAAGGACTTCATGCAGCTTGTAACGGATTAGATAAAGATTACGAATGGCAGCTAAGAGGATACATGCATCTGTACAATAAGCCGAAAGCAATTCTATTCTATGGTCTATGTGATACACCTGAAGAATGTAACTATGGTAATGAGGTGATCTACTCAGATATGCCGATTGAGGAACGATGGACTGCGTATAATGTGGAATCAGATTCCCAATTAGTCCAGGAGATTATTGACAAGGTAGTCAAATGTAGAGAGTACCTCGATGAGTATGCAAGTAAAATAAATAATAAATTAGGTAAAATAAATTAAAAACAAACAAAATGAAGCTACAAGGCAAAGTAAAGTTAGTCGGTGAAACAGAACAAGTATCCGATAAATTCAAGAAACGAGATTTGGTAATTACCATTAATGACAATCCAACGTATCCGCAGCATATCTCAGTACAATGTACGAACGATAAATGTGTTATGCTTGATAATCTATCTGTAGGAACTGAAGTATCCTTAGAAATCAATTTAAGAGGTCGGGAATGGAAAAGTCCAAAAGGTGAAGTAAAGTATTTCAATACTATTGAATGTTGGAAAGTAGATGTTATTGGATCAGCACCGGTAGTAAAATCATTATCCGCTCCAGTGGTCGATGATCTCCCTTTTTAGTTAATTAGCTGATAATAAGACTGCTAATGAAAATTAGCAGTTTTTTTGTTACACTTCCATTACACATTCGTTACACATTGAAAATAGGTTAAAGTATTAATAATCAATAACTTAACCTAAAATGTTACACATTGCACATTGTTTTCGAAACTTTTTTAAAAAACAGCACCTTCTCTTTTTAAAATTTGAAATGATTAGAGAAATAATGTGTTAATGTGTAATAATTAGAATTTATAATTACATTTGCATCTCCTCAATAATAAAACTATGGTAACAATATTCAAAGATTTATACACTACATCAACACCTTTTTACAAGGATATAGCTTTCATATTAGATCGAATTAAAAGTGGTAAGAGCAAAGAACTGGTTGAAGCCATTAGAAACGAGAAGAACAAAGAGAAAAGGGATGCATTAAAAATTAAACTTCCTGCAATCTTATTCAGTGGAACATTCACTAATAGGAACGCAAAAGGTCTGAAGGAGCATTCCGGGTATATCTGTTTGGACTTTGATAAGTATGAGACAGATAAGAAGATGACCGCAGATCGGAAGAAATTTGAGAAGGATGAGTATACCTTTTCTGTTTTTACTTCTCCTTCAGGTAATGGACTGAAAGTAATTGTTAAGATACCTCCAGTAGTAGAGAACCACAAAGATTACTTTATTGCATTGGAGAAGTATTACAATTCTGAGAACTTCGATATTGCTTGTAAGGATGTGAGCAGAGTATGTTATGAATCTTATGATGAGAAGATATACATTAATACTAAATCAAAGGAATGGAACAAATTTGATGAGATATTAGGATCATCGTTTATTGAAAATTCTCCGATAATAGTTTTGGAGGATGAGAACGAGATCATAAGCAGATTAATAAAGTGGTTTGATAAGAACTACAGCATGACTGCCAATAGAAATACCAATCTGTTTATCTTAGCTTCTGCATTTAATGAGTTCGGTGTATCGCAGGATAGCTGTAAATACTACTGCCAAAAGTTTATTCAGAAGGATTTTACTGAGAAAGAGATAGAGAGAACCATCAGATCAGCTTATTCCAAAGTATCGGCATTCAAAACAAAGTACTTTGATGATGATAAGAAGGTCATGCAGCTTCGTAAAGACCTCAAGAAAGGTGTAGGGATAGATGAACTAAAGAAGCAATATAAGGGAATCGATGTTGAGACCATTCTCGAAAATACACCTACAGATATATTTTGGTTTATAACAAAGAACAATAAGATCGGTATTGATAACTTTAAGTATAAGACCTGGTTAGAGCAGAACGGATATTACAAGTATTATCCTGAAGGTAGTGAATCATTTATACTGATCAGAATCGAGAACAACATCATTGATACAGTAAATGAAGTTAAAATAAAGGATTTTGTACTATCGTTTCTGTTAAAGCAGAAGGAATACGATGTATATCAGTACATGACTAATCTACCAAAGTACTTTAAAGAAGATTTCCTTAACACTATTGACATCATTGACATCAGATTTAAGGAAGATACTAAGGATAATGCATACCTATACTTTAAGTCGAATGTAGTAGAGGTGTCATTGACCGGCATTAAGATAATCGATTACATCGATTTAGATGGATTCGTATGGAAGAAGCAGATCATTGATCGTGAATATAATGATTGTTTCTTTGAGGATTGCGTGTATAACAAGTTTATCTCATTGGTTGCAGATTGTGAGCAGGTAAGATACGATACAATTATCTCAGTAATCGGTTATCTGTTACATTCGCATAAGACCTCAGCGAATAACAAAGCAATTATTATCAATGATGAGACCATCTCTGATAACCCGAATGGAGGAAGTGGTAAAGGATTATTCTGTAATGCTTTAAAATTTGTTAAAAAGGTTGATACTATTGATGGTAAGCAATTCGATTTCAATAAAAACTTTGCGTACCAAACATTGAATGCAGATACTCAGGTGTTAGTATTTGATGATGTGGAGAAATCCTTTAACTTTGAAAGTCTATTTAGTATAATAACTGAAGGTATCACCATCGAGAAGAAGAACAAAGATGCTATAAAGATACCAGTATCACGAAGTCCAAAGATAGTGATTACCACTAATTATACCATTGGAGGTGTAGGAGGATCATTCGATAGGAGAAAATTTGAGATTGAATTTAGCAGCTATTTTAATGCTAATCATACACCTGAGCAGGAATTCGGAGGATTACTTTTTGATGGATGGGATGATAAAGAATGGAATATGTTTTACTCATTCATGATTAGCTGTCTACGTTACTACATGGAGAATGGATTGGTTAAGTATGAGCATAAGAACTTAGAGTTAAGAAAGCTATACAAAGAGACAGCAACTGAATTTATTGAGTTTATGGATGATGCAATGTTGATACCAGGAGAACGGATAAACAAAACAGATTTGTTCAATAGATTTATTACTGAGTACAAGGATTTTAATAAATGGCTAAAACAAAAGAGGTTTAAGATATGGATAGATACCTATGCCAATTATAAGAACTATAATACAGAACATGGTACATCCTTAGATGGTAGATGGGTAATGTTTAAAAATAAATAAAATATGCTAAAAAAACTAATCGAACTAAAACATTCAGAAGAATGCAAGAAGTATCCATCGATGCCACCTGCATACATTCCGCTAACTAAGTTCACCGATAAGACCGCCAATGGATTAACGAAGTGTGTGATTGCCTGGATCAATCTGCATGGAGGACAAGCTGAGCGGATTAATACTACTGGAAGAATGATTGATAAGACAAAGGTAGTATCGGATGCATTAGGACAGAAGCGAATGATAGGTAGTGTAGAATGGCAAAAAGGAACAGGAACAAAAGGCAGTGCAGATATCTCTGCAACGATTCAAGGCAGGAGCGTAAAGATTGAGGTTAAGATGAAAGACAAACAGTCACTGGACCAGATCAAGTATCAAAATGACATTGAGAATGCTGGAGGTCAGTATTGGTTAGTTCACAACTTTGATGAGTTTATCTTCCATTATTATTGCTTCATTGATTATCTGTCCGAAATATAGCATATATTTGGGACAAAGTTTTGGCAGTAAAACGGAAAAAGTGCCGAAATATAGTTGCTTATAACGTTTGTCGCTTGTGGTAGTTGGGGAAAGTAAGCCCGAAACCTCGAATAATCACTAATCATAAAAATACAAAACAATGAATAAATTAAAGACCAATACCCAATTACCACAAGCGATTGTTAGCAGTAGTGACTGTGACAAAGGTTATAGAGGCGATTGTTGCTGTAATTGCAAAAGGCAAGTAAAAATAAATTGTCACCCAAGTAACGGAAACCAAAAAATGTATGGTTTTTTAGAAGACCAGATAAAAGTAGGTAAAGGTTCTATAATGACAACTTTTGCTTGGGGATGTGAAGCGTTTAGAGGAATGATAGATGGTTCAGATAATAATCAAATTATTTTTATGGACACACCACACGGAATGTGTGAAATGCACGAGCGTCTTTAGTCATTACTGCTAACGGTTTGCAGATAGGCGATGTGGCGGAATTTGGAACACAAAACTTTCGGTAAGCACTAAATTTAATTTGAAAACGAAAACTTAATATTAACCGAGAACCCGCCATATTGCCTATGTGCTGTTATAGGTAGGGCTTCTCACAAACTTAAATAGAAATGGAAATATCACTTAAAAGAAATTATGGCTTTGAGTTAATTTTTAAAGCAGAAAATGTAAATGTTTGCGAAGACATTGAAGACCGAATTTATGGTAAAACAGAAGACGGTAAAACAGATTACAAAAACGTAAAACGTGATGTAAAAACCGATGTTATAGAACAGTTTGTTTCTGTTTTAGACGATATGATTTATTATCGTGAGGCAGATTTTGATAGTAGTAGTTTAATTGAACGTCTTTTTGAAAAATTACCTCAAGATGTTTGTGATAAATTAATTGTCAAACTTAAACGTGATTATGAAACGGAGGTCGAATAGCCTTACCTATAACTACTTGCTACACGCTATAAAAGAGGACACAAAACAATGCAAAAGACTAAGATTCATAAAGTTAGATTAACGCAAGAACAAAGCGAATCATTAAAGGTTTTAAAATCCTACGATGTGAATGTATCTCAATTTATTCGACAAGCAATAAAAGAAAAGTTATCTAAGGATTGGAAGTCAATCAAAGAGAAAAAAGAACGAATATATTGTCCGTTTTGAACAAGGTTATATCCTTACATTTGTTTTACAATAGAAAGGGTATAACCATTATAAAATAATTATGATGTCAGACATAACCAAATGCAAAGGTGTAAACTGCCCAATCAAAGACCAGTGCAAAAGATACACATCTGAGGAATCAGTATGGCAGTCTTACTTTATGGAATCTCCTATTAAGGATGGTAAATGTGATATGTATTGGGGAGAGCAAAACGAAAGTATATTTAATCAATTAAAAGAAATAACTAAACTATGACACCAAAAGAAAAAAGTAAGGATTTAATAAATAGATTCTACTATTCTCTACCAAACAACGGAAGCGAAACGGGATTAAATAGTACTACGATAAGATATAAAG